GAACTAAACTTACATCTATTGATATTAAATTTCAAGTCTTGTAATTGTTCTGGAGTCCAAGTTGAACTGTTTTGTGATTTGAATAATACACCAGCATATGGTTGTCTATCGATTGGTTCTTTTGTATGAACATCGAAATCACCCATTTGACCTACCCAAGTTAAGTATGCATTTGAATTTGATTCAAGTACAAAACAATATTCTGTTTGTGGGTTTAGATAAACTGGTGATGGGAAAGTAAACTTAGTTGCTACTTGAGCATTTGCACTTGTAGTTATCTCATTTGGATATAAAGTTTTTTCTGCAAAAGGTAATACTTTCTGAGTTGGTGAACCATTTAACATTTGTCTAATAGAACATGTTACTGGTAATCCACCACCATCTTTTGCACTAAAGAATACTTCGATTGAGTTTATAAATACACCTTCTTCTTTTTCTATTAAGAATGATTGTGCAAGTGGGTCAACCCATCTAGTTGTTAAACTCTGTGTAACAATTTGATTTGCTCTTGATTCATTTACATCTTCTTGTACTACTCTACCATTCCTTGTCGAAATAACTTCTGTTTGTGTAGAAGTCAATGCACCATTTGCCATGAAGTTTGTAAATGCAGATGTAGTTGATAATGCACTATCTACTGTTGCAGTATCAGTAACTTTTAATGTCCTAACACCTGTTTCAAATCTTAAGGTATCATCATTTGGTACAGTAAAGACTGCACTTAGTTTACCTTGGTTATCTGTTTTTAATTGTGTTCCTTTTGAAGTTCCACCACTTACACCATAAGTTGCAGATGATGGAGTACAATGTGCATTAACTTGTATGTTATCAAAGAATACATTTAATGCAGTGTTTGGTTTTAATAATTCACCAGACATTGTAATGTCAATGGTTCTCATAAAGTTAATTGCAGATACACCGACAACTCTATCATTTCTTGTTGTTGTAATATCTTCTACAACATTAGTTACAATACCACTTCTTCCTTCTCTAGTTGGAATTGTTCTTGTAGTTGTAGTTGTAATTGCTTGTCTTCCTCTACCTCTAAATCTTCTTTGTCTTCTTCTTCTAAATCTTCTACCTCTAAGTAATTCAAACTCTTCTGGTTCGTCACCTAGATTATTATTTTCAAGGAAGTTTCCTACTCTTGCAGTAATTGATGGAACACCTGCCCATGTTTGTTGCCAGTCATTCCACACTGTACCAACTCTAACACCAGCTAATACTGCATCAAAGTTTCCTTCTTGAGAAGAAGTAATACTTGGTAGTTGTTCCATATCATGCCAAATGTCTTTATCTGGACTTAGTTCCATTCTTCCTACAAAGTTTGCAACATCATATGGGTTAACATTAACTTGTTGTGATGCTTTGTTAGAAGTAATATGTGCTTCTTCTGTAAATGGTAATGTTAATATATCACCACTTTTTGTAATATTAGATGATATACCACTATTAAATTGCATATCAAAATAATTTGTTCTATGTGTTGGTCTTGCAATACCTTCTCTTTGGTCTACTGATATACCATAGTCTGGATGGAATACATCTCCAACTCCATGACCTTTAAATGGGTCGACAACAAAACCAGATTTGAATTTATCAAATCCTTCGTCATCTAAAACTTGTAATGTTTCTGTTTTTTCTTCTAACATAGAAAGAGATACTGCTGTTTCTAATTGAGTAAGTCTTCTTTGCATACCATCAATATCTCTCATGGTATATCGTCTATGTTGTACTAATTGTGTTTCTATATCTCCTACATCTGGAGTAAATGCTGGTATGAATATTTCTGCAACTTCAATTGCATTATCAACCTTTGCACCTTTCTTAGGTACATCGGAAGGTTCACCACTTACTACAACAAACTCACCTAATGCTGTCAAGAACAATCTATCAAGTCTTGCAAGATAATGGTCATAGTCTACTGTAATGTTTGAACCAATTTTTGCAAGGTCTGGAGTAAAAGAACCATTTCCTTCAAATGCAGCTGAACTATATGCCATTGGTAAAGAACTAATTCCAGAAATATCATTTGATTCACTTATATCAGCTGATGGTTGTGTACCTAGTAGTCTAGCTGCAACTGGTCTATAGTCGATTGAGTCTGCAAGATGGAACTCACCATCTGCATCAAAGGATGCACTTGGGTCAAATCTATCTGCAACATAACTTGGTACTTCGTCAAATGCAAGAGTACCATATGAGTTACCAGTAAATACATTACCACCACCAGAATGAGTAAAGAAGTCAACAATAATCATTAATGGATTTGTTGGTGTTGGTGCAGATGTTTTTCTTGTTATTTTAGATATATCGTAAAAACTATCTCTTTGACCATCGTCAAATATAAAGTTGTCTGTAATTTCTTTTGAACCATTTGATAGGTTACTAATTATTCCAGATTTTTCAACACCATCTGTAAAAGTTATACCTTCACCATTTTGGAATTTACCAGAACCTTGTTTGTAATAAAAGAAACATGTATTAGAGTCATTCTCAATTAGAATACCTCTTGCATTTGAAACACTACCTATAACTTCTAAACCACCTGTAGATAATGCATTACTTCCAGCATCTGCTGTATATGTAAATGATGGTGGAACTGGTGCTGTTGATGCAGCTGCACCACCAGACGATACTGCGTTACCACCTTCGAATATTCCTCTTACTTTGAATACATCTGCAACACCTAATGTAATATCTTGGTGTTGATATGATGTTCCATAACTTGCAGTTGAGTTTGGAGTATCAACATTTAATACTGCACCTTTGACTAATGTTTTAGTTGATTCTGATACTGAACCTCTTTGTACTGTTACAATAACCTTACATTGTGTATTATTGACACCTACAGTTATATCTACTGAACCAGTATTTGAACCATTAGTAATTGCTACATCACTAGAAGCCAATGCTATCTTAGCACCAGTATCACTTCTAGCTGCATGATAATCATCTTCACTAAATGCAACGAATGTACCATCGGATGATGTTACTGTACATATTCCTGTTGCACTTGATTGTACAAGAACCTCTCTTCGTACTATTTCTGTTTCGATTGAAATATCTTTAATACCAGAGTTAGGTAATCCAGATATTGCAACTGTTTGGTCTGGTTTATAAAATTTTGCTCTTTGTCTTACAATTGCACCACTAATAATATCTGAGGTTGTTCCAGAAATATCTGATACAACTACTGTATCATTATCTGTAACTGACACTACAGTTGTAGTTGCGTTATTAGAAAGTAGTAATTTATCACCTTCAACAAGTTCATTAGTAAATACAGATGAAATACCTGTTATAGTATCATTGCCTGAATCACCATCTACTGTGACTGTTCCACTTCCTGTTAATGTTTTGTTATCTTCTAATACAACATCTCCAGCAAATTCTTGGAACACACCTGTTCCTCTATCTTGATGTACTCTTCTTATTCTTCCTATATCATATGTTCTTATTGCACTAATTGCTACACCACCAGATGAGTTTTGGTGTTTTCTTAATGTATCACTTGTATTAAATGTTCCTACGACACTATGTAGTAAAACTGTTGTTCCACTTGAAACTGCTTCTGCAACAACACCTGTTGCACCAGATACAGTTCCTTTTACTTTCATTCCTTTTGATAAGGACACTGAGGCTGTTGTTAATTTAGTAAACATTTGCACATCAAATAAATGCAATGCATCAATTGATGAATCAAATTCTTCGAATGCTCTTACTCTTGCAAAACCTATTTTGTTTCCACCACCATCATCATCTGCAACTGAACCTTTTGCAGTATCCATAAGTGTAACTGTTGAAAATGCTTCTAGGTCACCATTACCACCTATGTCTGGTAAACCATATACATTATTAATCTTTAAGAAGTTACCTATTCTAAATGCAGATGCAACATTATCTTTTGATGCAGTTGTTCTTGCTTTTTCAAATGTTAAAAATGAAGGTGTTTGTTTGTCTACTTCAAATCCTCTTACATAAGATTTACCAGCAGATACTACTGCAATAAATTTAGAGTCATCTCCAGCTGGAGTTGATGATGAAGTGTAAACACCATTATTTGATAAGTTATTTAAATGTTCTCTAAATGCAAGAGTGAAAGGTTGTAGTGTATAATCACCAGACTCATCAAATGTTCTTCGTGCAAGTGTTTCTTGTATTCTGTTGTATTCTGTAATCTCTTGTTTTCTAACTACTTCACCAGCAGCCAATCTCATTAATTCAATAAAGTCTGTTGAGTCGGTTGCAGTTAAAGATTTCTTTGCAAGAGATAATGTAAATGTAAGTCTGTCTGCGCCTGGAGCGTTTTCGTTTGATGACCCCTGTGCATTATCTAGTAAACTTGTATCTTCTGTATATGTTGTAAGTGTTTCTGCAATATCTACACCAACCTTGTAGGATGGAGTATTAGAATATTTTTCTAAAATAATTGTTTGAGCTGGCACCTTGACAAACATACCTCTGGTGTATATAATACCTTCGGATATACTTGCAGACGAACCTGCGTTAGACCCTACCTTTATAGAGCCTGCTATTGAAAAAACTTTAAATTGATTATTTGAAGCTGCAGAAGTATATCCACCAAGACCATCATTATTTTGTGTTACTTCGTCTAATACTTCACCATCTTCAAATTCTGTATAAAATGTAGAACCAGAGTTACCTGTTGCTTGATATTTAACATGAAGTGTTAATGGGTCGTCTGTAGTTTTCTGACTCGTATTTAAAACTTTACCTACAACTCCACTGGTTGCACCTTTGTAAAATTTACCTACTGCATCTACACGAAAAGATTCAGCAGCTGAAATACCACTTCCATTTGGATTTGTATCCTCAATCTTTACTCCAAAGTATTGATTGTCATAGTTAGTTCTTGCACCAAGGATGATTGCACCCTCTTTAAACATGTGTGAACCAAATCTTTCAATCTGATTTTGAAGTATTGATTGTAATTGTGTTAGTTCCCTAGCCTGTATGGCTGCTGATGGTTTAAACAAAATTCGATGAAAATTCTTCGAATCTGCATAATCATCATAATAAGGACTAACATTAAGGTCTGTTTTTTGAGCCACTGTTAGTTATCCTACATTTCAATTATTAGTTTAATATCCTCAATCTGGTCAGCTGCCCTTGCTACTGCACCACGATTTTCTAAATAGACAATATCCCCAGAGTTTCTTGCAACTTCTGGATATGCACCACTTACACCACCACTTGAAATTACTCCCTTAGATGTAGAACCTACATGAAGTGTTTCACCTGCTGAAAAACTAGCAAAGTTTCCAACTGCATCTACACTTGGTAGATAATAAACATATCTGTTAGTTGAGTCAATTGATACAACTTTTCCTGTTGCTGTTCCAGCCACAACTGAAGCTGCATTTGCAATAGTGTCATCAACTACTGGCATTGTTGCACCAACATTTAATGTTATTCTATTTAATGCACTTAATGTGGTTGCAGTTGATAATGTATTACCACCAGCATCTGTTGGATTTACTATCAATCCTATTTGTCTGAAATCGTTATCTGTTGGGAAGTCACCAGAACCTTCTGCGTACTCTAATCTTGAGTTTGCAATAACATAGTTTCCACCTAGTTCTTCTACTGGGTCTGCACCATGTCCATTCTTAGGACTTATAATTATGTCAAATACTGCACCAGTTCCAGAAGAACTTGTTGCAGTTTGAAGTAAAGTATTATCTATACTTGCAACTGAGTATCCACTACCCACTGCATTTACTGTTACTGCTGTAATTGCATTAGACGATACTGTTACTTGAAGTTGTCCACTTGCACCATCTCCACTGATTGCAACATTGTAGTCTCCATCTGAACCATAAGAAGAACCACCTGTTGTGACTCTTGCATGTTCTATAGTACCATCTGTTGCACCATTCTCTACATCCCATTGTGCAGAGTTATCATCTGAAGCTGCACTTCCTAGTCCACCAACATCTCCATCAACCGCTGCCTTTGCACCGATAGTTTTTACTGGAACAAAATCTGATGTTACAAATTTAATAACATCTGAAGCAGAAATAGAATACATAAATTTCCATTTGTATCCATCTGCTGTTGTAATTATTGATGTTGAAGTACCTGTAGGCATTACTGTTGAGTTTGCACCACCATTGTTTGAGATTACTTTATATACATTGTAATCACTAGTAACAACATAAAATGTTGATGCCCATAGTGTGGTTGCACCACTAGTTGCAGTGTTGCTTGAAGTATAATTATGACGATACTCGTCATATTTTGTGCCTGATGTCCAGTCTCTTCGGATAATGGCATGACTTACATCTGTAGATGAAACTTTCTTCAAAGCAACCATATTTGCATATGCATCATACTCATCATTTAGAGAGTCTACTGGAGTAGGCGGGTTGTTATCATCTGTCCACGATAAAGGTCTTCCAATAAACATATACATTGCATTACCAGATTCGGTTGCACTTTGTTTGAATTCCTTTGCATTGTGGAGACGAAATTTTTCGGTAATTATCGCTGCCATTTTATCCTTTCCTCTAAGTTAAAAAATTAATACTAGTAAGTATTTATATGTATTTAGTCATCAGTTTAAACAGAAGTTTAAAACTTTACATACCTAATGCAGTTCCATTGTCTATATGTATACTTGCTGGATGACTTAATATCATACTTCTACCTACATGTTCCTGTAAATCAGAAACACTTTCTTTTGGATATAAAGTACTTATATCACTAATTTTAACACCTTCGTATGGAGCTTCTATAAGTAGTTTACCACCCTCATTTTCCATGAGTATATCATCTCCACCTTCTTGTATTATGTTCTCTTCTTTTATAAGGGTTTGAGAGAACCCTATTTTTGCAAGGTCACCTAGTGTTGGGCCAAGTCTTTCGACTGGTTCACCAAATGATATTGCGTTTTCTTGAATCAGTCTACTATCATCTTCGAGGACAAGTGTATCTTGTTCTTCTGTTTTCATGAAGTATGAACCCAAGTTATATGACCTTTCAGTCACAAATCTTTCATGTTTTTCTAAATCTGTTGCATCTTCTAATGCAAGTCTACTACCATCTTCTAAAGTTAATTCTTCGGTTGGGTCTACTGACCATAAATCACCAACATAATAATAACCATCTGTAGTAGTATATGAATTATATTTTTCTGGTTCTGGTTCTGCCATTAAGAAACCATGGTCAATCTCTTCTATTAGATATGAACCATCTTCTGTAATAATAAATTCTTCATCGACATTTGCAACTGAGTTAATTCTTTTTGCATCGGATGGAATCATTGCATTTGCAAATAATCCACCAACATTATTTCTATCTGATTGTTTAACTATTGTATTAGAACCATCAAAAGAAGTTATAGTATTAGTTCTTTTTGCAGACGCTTCTATGTTATTAATTATAGAACCACTGGTTGCACTCTTAATTGTTTCACCCCATTCAAGTCCACCAACAAGTGCAATCGTAGTTGCATTTGCACTACCTCTTAGACCATGTTGATTTGCATCTTCTTTACTATCTGGTACAATCGTTAAGGTTCTACCAGATTTAGTATTTGCACTTGCAAAGGTTTGTAGTATTGTAATGTTCTTTCTTTGTTGTCTGTTTGCACCTTCATAGAATTCAACTGCAATATTTCTTTTAGGGTCAACTGATAATGATGGTCTACTTGGAACTGATACTGGTGAGTTATGTCCTATGTCAACTTTTACTATTCCTTCATTGACATGATGTTCTTGTACTGTTGTTGCAGTAAAGTGTGTTGTTCCACCAGATTCATTTGTGATTGCTTCAGTTGTAAAACTTCCTAAATTTGCACCGAGTGAATCTGAACCTTCCCAGACAATAATAAACTTATTGACTGTATCGTGTTCCATGACACGACCTAACTTACCAGATGATGCACCTTTAACTGTTTGACCTATTGTAATTGCATTGTTTAATGTGGTATAATATAATCTAGTATGTGCATAGTGTGGTAGTATGTCTACTTCTTTTACAACTTCATGACCATGTGCTGTTACATTTGCACGAATAATTCTATCGTATAATCCTACATCGGATTCTGTAATATCTTCTCCAACAATAAATGCTTGTCCAGAACCTTGGTCTGTTTTAACACTTGCATCTACAACTCCATTAACAATTGCTTTTGCACCAGATGATGCACCGACAATACCATGCACAAATGTAATATCTGTATTTGACTGTGCTGTTTTCCAAGCACCCCCAGTCTCCATAAAGAGTCCATAGATACCACCCCTACCACCTTCTGATATGAGTTGTTTTATTGCAGTATTATCTGGTCTGATTTGGTCAACAACTAATGTGGTAGAATTACTTGATAGAACTCTACCTGTAATTGTTGCAACATCTCCACTTGCAGTTTTAAAAACATTTTGTGATACTGTTTCACCAACTGTAAATGTGGTTGAACCAGCTGGTGACATACCTGTTGTACTAACTGTTAATGTCAGTCTATCATCTGCAAGGAATCTTTCTGTTACTGCAACACCATCACCACTTTCTAATATTATATTTTGTTCTTCTGCATAGAATACATCTTCTTCTCCAGATGCAACTGTTCCTTCTTCTAAAATAATTTTTGCTGGGTCAATCTTAGAACCAATGTAAAGTGTTGGTATAAATGACCTTGTAATTCTATCACCATCAAATCCTTCGGTATTAGAACCAGAACGATATGTTTCTGCACTACCATCTATCTTATTACTGATTGCAACTTCACCAAAGAATATTGTACCAGCTGGGTTTAGTAATTGTTGTACTACTGAACGATACTTGTTAATACTTTGACCAACTTTAATTACATATGAAAAATCTTGGTAGAATAATGAGTCTTGAATTCTTTGTGCAGTTACACTTGGGAAACCTACATCACTTGTATAGTTTCCATCTACTTTAGATATAGGACTATTTTTTGCACTAACTGTTGCTGGGTTTCCTTCTAATATAGTAAATGTTTTTCCATCGGATACTGTAACATCTTCTCCTAGTTTAAAGAATCCTGTAATGTCTTCTAATGAAATAACTCCAGTATCACCATTAAATGATTGTATTGTTGCAGTTGCATTACTAATACTACCAGTAACAGATGCACCAGCAACTGGGTTTGCACTCATTCTACCTATTATAAAATGATGAGCATAATTTGGAATACCCTGTGATTTATTAAAATGATTTCCAGATTCTATTACTCTTAGTTTTCCTATTGAACCAATTGAATCACCATATGGTAAAAGTCTTGCACCCACTCCTGTAGTAAAACTATTTTGTATTGAGGTTGCTGTTGCACCAGAAGCTGAACCTGTTAAAGTGCTTCCTACTGTAAAAGTAGTTGTATCAGTGGTAGTTTGTAATTTACCAATAACAAGTTTTCTTGCACCTTTGTCATGGTCTACTAAAATACCTGTCGTTGTTCCAGATGTAATTGTTTCTCCTATTGTAAAATTAGGAGTTGTGGTTTCACTATAGAAAACCTCTCCACCAACATATGCTTTTGGAAGTGAAGTATATCCAATTCCACTTGTTGTAATTCTGACTCTTGCAATTGCACCTGTTGGATTTGCACCAGACTGGTCAAATAATAGTTTGTTTTCTCCAGTTGATTGTAATCCATCTTCTAAAATTAAAGTAGTTTCTTCTGGTTCTGCAAATACTTCTATAACTGTTCCTGCTTGACCAACATAATTTGCATGTCCATTTTGTGCATAAGTTCCTGTAAAGACAATTGATTGTCCATTAAGACCTACATTTGCACTTCCTCTTACTTCTTCAAATACTGAAAAAGAAACACCACCACCTTGAGATGCAATTGTCTGTGATGCATCTGACCTTTTAACTCTGACTAAAACTTTGTCTGGGTCATAAACTAATAAACTATTATGTTTATCTCGTCCAGAGAATGTTGTTTGTCCACTTGTTGCAGTAAATTCAAATGAACCAAATGTTGTTCCAGACTCTAAAAGTATATCTCCAGAAATAGATGTAACCTCACCCTGTGCAAGTGTTCCACCACTTCCTGTATTATCGAAGACAACTATGTCTCCATCGTTATAACCTGTTCCTCTAACTGCTGGGTCAATTATAACCTTTTCTATTTTACTATCTTCTACATTACCTACTAATGCTTTTGCAGCTTGTCCTACACCTAATTCTGATTGTGGTAAATTAACAACAACATTTTCTGATTGTGTATATAATGAACCAGTAGATGCTTCTTCTGATTTCATTGAACCACCAATTACAGCTTCTGTATTTACAGTATTAACTGTTTCTCTGACTATGATAGGTGTTTTACCATGGACTTCGTTTATACTATTGTCTGTTTGTGTTGCTGTTTCTAGAAGAATAAGATTGTTTGTTCCAGCAACCAAACTATCAGTTGCAGTTTCTAATTGGAATCCTTCGGAATCATCTGACTCAGATGAAACAAATCCTGTTCCAGATTCCATTTTGATAAGAACTGAACCACTTGTTTCGTCCATGTCGGAAACAATACCTCTAACTGTTGCATTGTGAAATTTAAGTGGATTTGTTCTTGATTGTAATTCTATTGTATCACCGATTAATAAACTTCCAGTATAGGGCTCCATGATTACTACTTGGTAAACATTGTCTCCTTCCCCACTCGTTGCTCTTGTAATTGTGTCTGCTTGTATTTCAGTGATTATGTCTTGTTCGGTATTTCGTTTTACTATTTTACCCTGTGAGTATTCAAGTAAATTTTTTGTTGAATGTAAATTCAATACTGTTGATTCTGTCCATTTAGAATCAGATGGTTTTATCATGTTATCTCTAGGATAACTAACTTCTATATCTTCGTTATATAATACTCTGAATAAGAAATCATATGATGCCATACTACCTTTTGTTAGGTAGATATTATTAATGTGCTTTGCAAGTAATCTTTTATCTGCAATTATTTTTGAATCGATTGAGGGCATGAAGTCTCTTCGGAAGTATTCCAAAAAGTCTCCTGTAGTTTTATCAACATCTGCATAGTCTAATAAATTATTTGCAGCGAATAATGCACCACCTTCAAATTTATTTACCTTTGCAGTGTATCCACTATTTTGACCTATGATTGTTTCTGCTGGTAAGAATTGTGATTCGGTAAATGTCTCTACATAAAGTTTATTATCTTCTGTTGCAAGAACATCAATCCTTGCAGTTGCACCAGATGTAGAACCAACAACATACTCACCTATCTCCCAAGACCCTGTTTGTGTTTGACCTACAGCATTTTGTTCGAATAATAATTTTGCTTTATCTAAAGGTGATGGAGAGAAGGTTTCAGTCTCTTGTAAGACTGACCCTTCTCCATCTTCTAATCCTATTTTCTCAAGGTCTGTGCCTTGTTCAAAGATAAGAATACCTTTCTCTAAGAAATCAAAGTATGCAGTTATAAACTGCTTAAAACCTTGGCCTTCTTCATTCATGTACTCTGGTAAGAGCTCATGAATTTGGTCGGTTATTCTATCATTGAGAATTGGCATTATTAATTATCCTTATGCAATAGTGTAAGAATTACCACCTAAAACAACCCAACCATATGTTGAACCAGTATACAACATTTGTACACTGTCACCAGCTGAATCAAGTTGCACATATGAACCACCAGTAAAAGTACCAGATGGAGTCACTCTTGCGTTAGCACCACCATCGGATACTAATACAATATACTTGACTTGTCCAGTTGAACCATTTCCTAAAGTTAGGATATCTGTTCCACTTGAACTTGAAGTACAATAGTGTGCAAACTTACCTACTGTTGCAGTTGCAGCGTTTGAACTGAATGATACAGCTTCTGCTGATTGTGCAAATCCTAGGTAGTCTGGAAGGTTATTTAAAACATTACTGACTGAAACCTTTTTGTTTACTGGAGTTCCAGCTGGGTCGTCAATAACATGAAGCAAGTCTTCACCTGCGATGCCTGTACCTAAATCCGATAAGGCCGTTACTTTTTTATCTGCCATTTTAGTTTCCTCTCTAATTAAGCATTGTTAAAACCCACACCATGTGGGAATTCTACTTCATGCATACACATGAATCATAGTTTAGGAGTAACTAGACGAGGATGTATATCCCACCCCAGCACTCGTATCACCAGATGCGATGGTGTCTGTTGCACCAGTCACACTTATCAATGCAGTATTGATATCTAGAAGATTACTTCTAAATGCAACACTGTCATTTGAATTCGGTTTCACTGTAAAGTGAATTGTTTCGTTGGTATTAGATGTCCCTGTAATATTAATACCTGTTGTTGTAATTTTTCCAGTGGAATAATTTACTGTTCCTGCTTGGTTGTCTGCATAAATTCTTTCTGCACCACTGAATGAATATCTTCTAAGATTTCCATTTCCATCGTCATCATAGTAGAAGGTATCTGTAAATCCAGATACAAGGAATCCTGTAGTATCTAATATACCACCACCAGCTTTGTTGTGTCCACTATGAGGATTGTAAAAGGCATTACCACTACCAAAGTCGATAGTGTATCCTTTACTCTGACCGAAAGTCGGAGTTATTGTTTTACGAAGTTTGACAGTTGTGATATTCGAAAGAATCGAGGATTCTGCACTGTCTATGTCTTTTGCTAGAACTGAGTGCCTAAAGATACCATCAAACCCACTTAGATAAGTACTGTCGTGTGTAACGATTGCAGCCCTTACAAGTGTTTCTAGTTCAGATACAGTCTTTGTTGTTGCTCTAGGATTGTACTTAAATGTAGTATTCACTAAAATGTCTATGACATCTGCATCAATCAATTCTGGTCTGACTGTTAACATATTTAGTCTTTTTAATTTGTCTCTAAGTAAAACTTTCTCAGAACTTGTTAATTTATTTACATTCTGTGAAGGTTTAATTGCAATGAATATTTTTCCATATTGTGGTGGATTGTTATCTTCACCACCCCAGACTGAAATAGAATCTGCGCCTGGATATAAAGTTTGTAGTTTTGATTTATAATCGTCTACTGTAACTAATCTATTTTGTGAAGTATAGAATTTAGAAGCTGCAAACTTAATTGAGTCAACTGATTCTTTTCCTTTACCACCAGAAGAATTTATTTTGGTTATTAATGTAACATCATTATTACCACCAACTGAATCAGTCATAGTAAATGAAGATGCACCATCTGTATGAACTTCATTGGTAACAAGATACGAGATTGTAATTGTATCTCCATCTAAAGGTTCTGCACTGACAACACCATCACCAAAGTAGACTTCAAATAATCCTTGGTCGTTTTCTTGTACATACCATACTGTACTGTTTGAATTTACTGCACTTATATCTGTTGACCTTGACCATGCAGAAGATGAACCACTTGTTGATTGTATTGTAACTGTGATACTAGAAGTATCTACTAGGTCTTCTGTAAGTGGAAATCTTTGATTTTGTATTTGACCATTGTATGCAAAGATATCAGAATTCATTGTACCTTGAGAAATTGGAAGGTTCTCAAATTTAAATACACTGTTTACTGGAGTAATTGTTTTTGATTCTAATAGTACATAAGGATAACTAAATCCATCAAATACTGTTTTAAATTTATGTCCTCTATTAAGAGTTAATGATGTTGGTGTATTACCACCAATCAAAGGATTGTTAACCTGTAAATCTATTGTTGCTGACGAAGCAGTTGCACTAGTAGGAGTATAACCAATTTCCTTTGCACGAGATACTACATTCTTTCTTATTTGTGCAGTATCCAAGAACAACTCAGATGCAACCATGTTTGCATTAAAAGCTGAGACATGAGAACTATATGCAAGAAGGTCAATTAATATACTAATATTACTTCCTTCAAAGTCATAGTCTTTAAGAGTCGATTGACCCTTTAAATAGTTTTTTAAATTTTTTGCAATATCATCGAAATCTAAATCGGTGATATTGACTTGGGAACTTTTTACTGTGGCCATTATCGTACTCTCTGTAATATTACTTCAACTTCTTGAGGTTCTTGTACACCCCTAATTCCATAATGTAAATTTATAAACATATTATTTGATTTGTCTTCATTTAAATATATTGTTTCTATTTGAACTCTAGGTTCATAAGCTTCTATTGCTTCTGTTATTTGTTTTCTTATTTCAAACTTAGTTATATCATCTGCAAGTTCAAATAAAAGACTTCTTAAGTTTGCACCAAAATTAGGTCTAAAAGGTCGTTCATAATTATTGGTTAACATAATATTTCTTAGTGACCTTTTAACTGCATCCTTATCGTACTTGAGAGTCAAGTCTTTAGAAGAAGGATGTGGTGTTAGATTTAAATCAATATCTGTATACCATCTTCTTGCAGTTATTTTATTTTGATTTTGTAAACTCATAATAGTATTTATGCACCTTCAAGAGTTAGTTCTACAACATCTATTTGTTTTGGAAAACCAAGTAATGATAAGAATGTACATAGAGTAAATGGTATCGGTATCTCTGGTGGTATAAAGTATTGAATAAGTTCTGTAAGTTTTGCAAGACAGGCTTCAAGTAATATTTGAGGTAAGTCTTTTATAAAAGTTTTAAATCTCTCAAACAATCTTTGTTCATCCCATCTAGGAAAGTCTATCTTTTTATGTTCTCCTGTTTTACCTAAATCAATTAAATCACCTAGGGTTTCTGGTAAGACATCTTCTAGTCCCAACATTTCTGCTGGAATATCTGCTACAAAAGGTATCTCAGTTTGTAATAATAATTCTTTTAATTCTAATCCTTCTTTCTCTGCTTGTTCTCTTAACTTCTTAAATAATGCATCTGCATCAAACTCATATCCACCTTTAGGAAAGGATGCAATTAATTCTAAGAAGAATCCTATAGGGTCTGGTAAAGATTCTATAATAGTTTCAAGAGGTTCTTTATCTAGTAACTTTGCCATTGCACTCATTCCACCAGTCATAAAGATTTTCTTGAGTTCCTCAATCATTTCCTTCCATGCTTTTGCAAGTTTAATCTTTGGAATATCAATACCAAAATCACCATTCCAACTCTCTGCACTAAAGTCTTCCATGAGTCCTTCAATAACATCTAGACCTAAACTCTTTTCTAGTTCATCAAGTAATTCTGCTTTATAACTAGGGTCTTCAAATAATCTTTTACAATCTACTTCTATACCAAATGGTGGAACAACAACTGTTAATGCAACTCCTAAGAACTCTGCAATTTTAACAATCGGATATAATTTAAATTCCTCAATGATTGCTTGTATTTTACCTTCCCATTCTAGTTCAGGCCAATCTAAATCATCTGGCCAAGTATGAGATAAAGGGAATGCACCTAATATTTCTTCGATGGGTTTAATATATTCCCACCCATAAGTATTCCCAATAAAGATTATTATTTTTTCTAGGTCATCTGCACTTGGAATTAATACTTCTGGACAATCGACTGCAACTGGTTTTTTATTTTCTTCTGACATATTTAATCAAACTTAGTACCATTAATAGAAACTTTACCTTTTATTTTTACTGCACCTTTAGCTGTAATACTTGTATCACCATCGGTAGTAATAAAAACATTACCACCATCTTTAGTAGTACCTTTATTTGTAATTAAATTATAATCACCATTTGCAAGTTCTATATCTGCACTCCCACCAATTAATATTTTTTTATCTTTTAAAGTAATCTCATAAGAGTCATTGACTATTTTCATAGTTTGAGAACCATCTGGTAATATTTCTAAACGAGTCCCAGACCTATGATACATATGTAATCTTTCGGATGCTGGTGTGTCATCCATTTCCAGAACATGTCCAGATTCGGATTCAAGGACATGATTAAAAGGATATACTGGATTTACTACATCATCATCTCTGGTTAATTCTTTGACTGTATTACCCTTAGACCTTTCAATCATATTATTCGGATAATTATTTTGTCCACCAGTGGTTGCAATTTTATTAACATCGGTGCTAGAATCTTTCGTATAAGTCTCTTTTGGATATCTTACACCTTTATCTGGATTATTAATCTTAGTACCAGAACCATCTAACTTCTGGTCTAAACTAGTAGGAATCCTAGGGAAGACATCAAGTCCTCTGGTAAGTTCCCAGTTACGACCACTCCCACTATTCTTTGCACCATCAATAGAGTCTACATAATCACTGTCTTCTCCTAGACTTGGTGGAATAAGTGTTGCTGGTTTACCAGAACTGTCTCTACGCGGGTCATTAAACCCATGGTCGGCACTACGACCAATTGCAGCGTCTCCATCACCATTCGGTATTTTCCATTTATCACTCGGTAACCCAAACAGTGAACCCATGACCACAAAGTCTTGCATATCAGATTCATCTCGGAACATTCCCATGACAGTCGTACCTTCGACCAATCCATGTGGAGAAAGTCCCAGACCAGACAAGGATGCTGTAGAGGTCGGCATAAGGACATCACACCAAGGTAAGTCTGGAGTCCCAATGAGACTCTTATCATCGGTATGTAAGCCATAAATTCGGACACGCACTCGACCAACTTGTAATGGGTCGTTTCGGTCTTCGACTACTCCTGTAAAGAAGTTTGATTGTAATCCTGTAAATTTCGGCATTAATTTAATCCTAGTAATTCCCTGTAGAGTTTATCTTTAGGGTCTATTATTTTAACTGTCGGTTCATGGACTAATTTACCCTGTTGCAGAGTTTCCATGTTATCGTCCAGTTGTATATACGAACAAATAATCAGTTCGTCTCCCACTTCGGTCAAATGAGCACCAGCACCATTGACTGAGACCTCATTTGAACCTCTGGGTAATGGTAGGACATAAGTCGTATGTCGGTTACCATTGGTTTTATTATAGACATCTACCTGTTCATGTATAAGGAGTCCCACCTCATCCATCCAGTCTTCGTCTATGAGTATAGAACCCTCATAGTCTAAGTCTACATCTGTACAAACACATCCATGTATCTTTGCATTTAAAAAGGTTCTAATCATACTAACTTCCTTGTATCCAACACACTGGGTAAACACACCAATAAGGATTAAATATTCCTAACATCCATAATATTAATATGAATAAAGGTATCTGTACCCAGAGTTTATTCTTCGACCACTCTCTAAATCTTAGAGCGTGTGGTACGAGTTTATTATATATCCAATTCGTCATTAAAATATCCAAAATAATAAGGTAGTAATTATTACTCCTTTCATAAAACAAATCCATGACAATTCATAAGTATCTATTTCCATTAAATCAATAAATTTATACATCATTTCTTTATGTGCATTCATTATTTTTTCTAACATATATTTCTCCTATGTTTATTCCATTATATATTTAGTAGGAGTCCCAGAATATAATCTAGGAGTCCCATACTAATAAAAATATTTTTACTATTTCTAATAAAAACTTCCTACGACATTAAAGGGGCTGCTAAAAGGCATCCAAAAAAAGTCTAGGAGTCCCAAAACACTGTGGCTGAGAGGGCTGCTAATATTGTGCATCTGGTTCGTGGTCTAAATGTGTCTCAGTTACTACTTGGTAACCATCTGTGGTGCATGAGAGTTGTGTCTCTAAGGCATCTCCTGTCCCTCTCCAAGTAATACCTTCTACCAGCATCTTACCATTATGTGTTATCTCATCCTTTACTGTGGTAGTAGGGGTTGCTTGTTTTAAATCTATATTAATCACCATACCACATGAGATATTAGTCCTACCAGATATCTGGATGTTCACACGATTACTCTCAAAGAGTTTCTCAACCCTCTCTCTATTTAATTTAGTACTCTCAGTCCCATACATTGCACTGTTACCACTCTGAGATACTCCTTGACCCATGGAATAAGGTGTATTATAATCAAAGGTAACTGCAGCGCCTGAGTTTTCTATGATGCTATCACCCTTATATGCAACTGAAGCGGTATCTAAGACGCTTCCAGTACCCCCATCTGGTGGTATTCTGATAGATTCTGCACCTAATCGGAAGTTAGGAGACACACTGAGGGCGCTTTTCTTGTACTCTCCCTTCTTTTTACCCTCTTTTAAAGGAAATTGTTGAGTAAATTGACTGTCAATAGTCGTTAAAGTCTTAGTGATAGGGTTATATACCTCTATAGAACCCCCATAGACACCGCTAGAGTGGTTCTTTAAGACATTATGAGTGTCAGTCTTAGTGTATGCAAGTATGTCATTCCCGCGTCCTTCGGTAAAGTCGTAATTAAAGGAGTCATCTCCATCACCCATACGCGGAGCAAACTTTACATCTCCCTCTAAGTACTCGAGCTTCATCATAGATTCGACATTGTGAAACTTAAAGCCATTTAATGCTGTCTGATAGAAGTAATAAGAGTCGCCCCAAGGAACATCTGTGTCATCTGAGGTGTGGTCTCTCAGCCACTCTAAGGTTTTATACACTGACCAATTAGGAACAAGGACTGAGGTTTCATCTCCCTCGGACTGGAAGGTACTAAAGAAGTTACCGAGTTCCTTCCCCCCTGGCGTATGCAGTTTAGCCTGCTTTTTATTCTTCTTAAATAATAGTTTATCTTGACATATTTTATTTAATATATCCCCAGTCTTCCCTCTATACATCTGAGATATTCTCTGAGTACGACTTAAATATAATAAAGGAGAGCAGAATTCCAGCGTATATATCTGATTGGTAGGGTTCTCTATGTCTCTGTCATGTATTGCTACATTAAATATTCGGAATACTTGGTCTATTTGTTGCTCTGCTGGGACTATTTCTTCGTTTCCCTGTATACCACCGACATGTATTCGAATATATTCTTGACCAGTGAATCCGATACGATTAAAGAAGTTTGCAGTATCAGCTAGAGTAATACTACCTGTAAGAAACATCTGATAGATACTCTCAGTAATACTAAATTCCACCATCATATTACTTACTTCATATGAATTACCTTCATTGTTACTAATAGTAATACTCTGAATCCTATACGAATTAGGTGCATTTCTTCCGACTGTAATAGGCATCTCTGATTATTCTCTTATCATACTCTTGAATTCTCTGAGTATTTGGGGTACATAGTCAACTTTAATATACCTTATAGACCTCTTGGAATCATTGAGTTCTTGTTCATAGTCGTGATTAGAGACACTTGTAGTACTCTCTGAGGTAGTCTTATTGCCATCTGAGTTGATATAATGGTGTGGACTATCTGCAAAATTCCGAACCGAACTGAGAGTAAAACTCTTGTTCGACTGGGAGCCTGTGACTGTTTCATTATCTTGGAATACACCTTGGACATCATTGAGAATTAATTGTTTGTTGGTAGGGTCTATATTGATGACAAATCCAAATGCCGAACTGGTAGAACCTACTACCTTCTCTCCCATGGTGAAAGTATGTGGAATAGGTTGATTATTTTCATCTGTATCTGGGTTCTTTGTGATATCTGTCGAAACCGAACTGACTAATGCCTTGCCTGAGTATTTTCTTTTAATAAATTTTTCTAAGACCGATTGAGATTTGGGCCAATCGTTGTAGGTTGCAAGAGTATCATTCACCATCCAGAATAACCAATATAAGGTTGCATCTCCATAGAGTTTAGTTGCAAGGACATCTGGTCTGTCTTGGTCATTAATATAATAATATTCATACCCTGTAATTGCCTCATCGGTGTCTGTAGACACTCTAATATTACGAAAGATATCCTTTGCTTCAATTAAATTACCATCATTCTTGACATCAAAGTCAATAGTTGGATAGTGTTTAAAGTATTTTTCTGCCATTATTCTCCTTCTCCTTTAGGTACTACTTTATATCTTGTAATGTTGTAGCCTCCACCAAAGATGTTTTCTTTTTCAACTTTATGTGTTCCACCCAGACTATATTTTGTTATAAAATCTTCTGCACTCGCTAGATTAGAATGGCCCATATTTGGGTTATCTTCCCAGTCTTTATATTCTGTAGATTCTGCTCTTGGTTTGTTTTTGGCCTCAATATCACTATTTAATTGTGTCTCAAAATCTTTTAATTCTTTCCCTACATCTTGTGTTTTACCTTTTGCATTTGCAGCTACTCTATCAATATATCTAATTCTATCAATGTTGAGTATTTCTTGGAAAGTGAGATTTAAATTGATTCCATTAGGATAATGTTGCATAGCAGTGTAATCATTTCGAGAAAAACCATCATTATCTTCTTCTCCTTGAGGAAATGATTCGATAAATGACATATCTTTACCACCAGAGTAGTCAACATCACATGAAGTTAAAAAACAGTTCTGAGGATGTTCTATATGTCCTAATATAGGGCCTTTGAAGTCTATACTCCACTCTGCAGGCATTAACATCTGTCTTCTATTATCACTCATTGACATTGGTAACATCATAGTCTTAAACCAATGTATTATTTTAGTAATCTCATTTGCATCTGTAACATTATATGGGTTTAAACTAAATGAATAACTATGATTTCTAAATCCTACTCCTTGGAAGGTATTAAATTTAGGGTTACCTGTGACTACTCCACTCTGTAGTTGTTCGAATGATACTAGTGATTCTCTTAATTTTCCTAGTGCTTCGTCTTTGACACCCTTTAAAACCCCTAAGTCAAACATTGATTTTGGGTCATTTAATGCAATATCACTGAGTCCTATATCTTTTACTTCATAATCGACATTAATTACATCTTTAACATTGTTTGGAAAATACAGCATAATAGTACATTCTTCTGCTACATTATATTCTCGGTCACCATCCTTTTCTACAGATAATCCATAATCAGCAGAGTCTCCTACGCCTTTCGTCTTAGTTCCAGCAGCTAATCCTTTATGTGGTTTTTCAATAGTTCTGAATATAATCCAATTATCAACAAATCTATTATCATCTGTTGGGAATCTTAGTATTTCTCTGTCCTTGGGTTTAACTGATGCCATTATCTGTGCATTAGATTGACCAATTGCTTTTTCTGCAGCTGCTCTTCCTTCTGCCATTAATAATGCTTCTTCTGATATTTTAGATGGAATATTAGATAATTTAATACCTGTTTTCATTGCAATTAAGTCGTCTAATGCACCACTTATTTTTGAATTAAATGATGCTCTCTGACCACCCAGTGCAGAGTTTAAGTCCTCTTTGATAGAACCAAGCAATTTTGCTTTTAAGGATTTGAAAAAATTCATATAAATACTCTTGAATGTTTAGTTATGTATAAGGTATTTATATGAGTTACAAGGGAAGATTTAAACCAAAGCAATATAAAAAGTATAAAGGTGACCCTACCAAAATTACTTATCGTTCCATGTGGGAACTAAGGTTTATGAAATATTGTGATAAGAATGATTCTATTCTAGAATGGAGTAGTGAAGAGATTGTGATACCTTATCGTTCTATTGACAATAAAGTCCATCGATATTACCCAGACTTCTGGATTAAATATAAACAATATGATGGTAAAATGATTCAAGAGATAATAGAGGTCAAACCTAAGAAACAATGTGTTAAACCTAGTAAGAAAGGTAAACATTATGGTAAGTATCTTCGTGAGGCAAGAACCTATGCAATTAACGAGGCAAAGTGGGATGCAGCTAGAGAGTTTTGTTTAGATAGAGGATATAGATTTAGGATATTAACCGAAGACCATTTAGTACCGAGTAAATAGCAAGAAAGACGAGGGTTCTTATGTTTCATTCGTCTTTCTTATCTCTTCCAGACCTAGGGAAGGGAGCGACCACTTCATTATTCTCCTGTCTGGGATTATCCCCTACGACCTATGGGGTTATGCCGTTACTTTATTATAAATCCATATCTCCTAACCTCACTTAAATATCTGCTTCTTCTAACATTGAAAGAGGAACTCTGTATCGTTGACCTCTCATTTGAACAACTGCTTTCTTTTGTTTAATCTCGATGATTGTACCATAAGTTTTCTTAGTCTTTTGAACTACGAAAACACCATCACCTGCTTTGAAAGATGCCTTTGCAAGTGCATCCAATACATCTTTACCAAAGTTGTAAACTTCTGCTAACTGTTCTGGAGTTTTAATCTTTGACAGTTCTTTAATTAATGTTTTATTCATATTTCCTCACTATTTAATATACATGTATTATACTAAAATATGTACCCACTTGTCAAAGTGGTATAAATACATGTATGGCAGGATTATTTGACAAGTTAGAAAGAGAAGCATTTAGAGGTGGAATCCAAGCAAGGACTAAAGAGTCCATGAGATGGTTTAGAACTCGTGTATCACAAATAAAAGGTGTTAATAGAAACCAGTTGATGAAGGATTCACGACAAAGAAAAAGGTTCATCTATGGTGACATGTATATGTACATGTATGACCCTAAACATAAACAAACCTTACCTTACTATGATAGATTCCCTCTTACAATACCTATAGAACCAGCAAAAGGTGGGTTTTTAGGATTAAACTTGCATTATTTACCACATTCATTGAGAGCTCAATTTTTAGATGCATTATATGACCGAACAAACAACACTAAGTATGATGAGACAACAAGATTTAATGTCACATACAAGTTACTCAAGGGTATCAGTGGTAAACCATATTTTAAAGCATGTGTAAAACATTATTTAACCACCCAGATAAGGAGTAGTTTTGCAATAGTAGACCCAGCAGATTGGGAGATTGCAATATTTCTACCTACTGAATCATTTAGAAAATCATCTATTGATGCAGTCTGGAAAGAAAGTAGGAAGAAAATAGCAGGATGAAATTAGAAAGATTTAAAGCACAGATAGATAATCTGCAAAGACCCAATAGATATAATATATCAATGTTTGGTACTGGTGCAAAGACTGGTGGGTTGTCAATTAGAGGATTAAAATGTGAATCTGCAACCATGCCAGGCAGAGGTTTCTTTACTCAAGAGGAATCAGAATATGGGCCAAAGAGAGCAATCCCACACAAACCACAATATGACCAATTTGATTGTTCTTTTTATATGACAAACGATTTTGAAGAAAGAGAGTTGATTGAATTGTGGCAATCACAAATAAATTCATTTCAAAATGGTAATTTTCACAGTAAATTTCATGATGATTACACTGGTGTAATACTAGTAGAAATGTTAGACAGACAAGATAATGTTAACTATAGATGCATCATGACTGAGGCATTTCCATTACAATTAGGTGTAGTAAATGTAGGTTATGAAAATGCAGATGTAATGAAGTTTAACGCACAATTTAGATATAGATATTGGAATAGTGAATTCACTAATTCTAAACCATCTAACCTAATTACTGGTTATTTGGATAAATATTTTTCAAAACTTGGAAACAAGGTAAGAGGTAAAATCGAAGACGCAATCTTTGATTAATTGATAGGAGTATATTATGGCATTACCTAAATTAAATACTATAGAGTATTTTTGTAAGTTACCTGTCTCTGGTAAAGAAGCAAAGTACCGACCATTCACTGTAGGTGAACAAAAGGTCTTACTTCAAGCACTAGAGGATGGTGAAATTAAAACGATATCGAACACTGTTGTCAACTTAGTTGACTCATGTTCTGGTCTAACTGAGTCGAAAGACACTGTTAGAGAGTTATCGAATACAGACTTGGAATATTTGTTTTTACAAATAAGGATTAAGTCTGTTGGTGAAGTCACTAATGTAGTACTTGGTTGTGAAAACCAACCTACATGTGATGGACAAACCACTGTAGAAATAGATTTATCAACTATTGGTGTTGAAGGAGAAGTAAAGGATAATAAAATTATGTTAACAGATGATGTTGGTGTAACCTTAAAAGTCCCTAACTTTAACGAAATACAAAATGTTGTTGGGGATGTATCTGAAATAAATTCTCAAGACATATTTGGTGTTTTAGCACAATCAATAGAATCGATATTCGATGCAGAAGAAGTCCATAGTAAAGGTGATTTTACTACTAAAGAACTTAATGATTTTGTTAATGAACTTTCAACTGAACAGTTTAATAACATTATGGAATGGTTTAGTAGCTTACCAAAATTGGTTAAAGATGTCGAATATAATTGCAGTAAATGTGGGACACCATGTAAAGTTAAGTTAGAAGGAATACAGAATTTTTTCGTCTAACCCTTTCTCATGAAACACTTGCAAATTATATTCAAACAAATTTTGGTTTAATCCAACATCATGGTTGGTCACTAAACGAACTGGATGATATGCATCCATGGGAAAGGGAGATATATGTCTCTCTACTACTTGCTCATCTTGAAGAAGAGGAGTTAAAGTATAAACAGGCGCAAAATAGATAGGAGAGTATTATGTCTGATAAAGAAAGATTCAGTGGTGACATGAGTCGTAATGAAGTCGAAATAGACTTAAGCAAGTTTATGGAGATGGTTACCGAAAACAATGACCTCAAACAACAAATATTTGAGTTAACACATGATGATAAGGTTAATCCATGGCAAAAATGGATATTCCTTGCAAGAGCAGTAGACAGTTGGAGAATATGGCCTCGTGCATTCTTAAGTGTTTACATATTTTTAATTTACTTTGTAGTAATGTGGTTCATAGGATTAGAAGCACCAACAATGGAACAATCTGGTCTTATCAGTATTCTAGTTGGAGCTGGAGCTGCATGGTTTGGACTATATGTCAACTCCGCTGCAAAAGAACACTCTACTAACAACGACAAATAGATAAATAGTATTATGGCAGAAGACAATCCATTAACCAATAAAGAAGCACAACCTTTAATAGATAAACTTTTGACTCAACTAAGAAAGTCTGAGGCAAAAACTACTAAAGGACAAGATGCAGCTGGAAAGAAGTTTGAGAAGGCAGTTGATGCAATCGAAGGACTATCTGAGGCTCAAGCAAAAAGAGCAAATACCGCTGCAGTTTTAGAACAAACTGGTTATTCTAAAGAATCTGCCATGATTCTTGCAAAAAGTTCCGAACAACTAGACATGGTGAAAGATAGACTTTCAACCTTGAAAGATACTTTAGAAGAAACTAACCAAGATGTCTCTACTAATCC